CTCTCCGAATCTCTCTCCAGGTCGCGCCGGCCGGAAAAATCTCCCCGCGCGCGGGCCTGTTCTGGCGCGGGGTCAGACGATGATGAGCGGGTCCTCTGCTTCTGCGTGCTCGCATGCCCAGACTGCTGCTGAGACTGCGGCGAGTATGGTGCCGGCCGCGTCGGGTGCCCATGACCAGCCGCTGGTGCCGCGCCGGCGTTCTGCTGATGAGACCGCGCCGCCGAGCACTGTGCTCGACCGGAGCCTGAGGGCGGGGGGCTCTGCGGTGAGCCTGTCGTATACCTGCCCCGCTGCGGCGTCGACCTGCTGTGTTCCGATGCGGACGAGCAGCGGGCCGAGCTGCGCCTCGACTGCGTCGCAGACTGACGCCGCCGGCCCGTTGCGCGCGACGCCGACCGCGAGGGGTGCGTGCCGCTCGGTGAGTTCGGTGAGACGCTCGGCGACCCAGCCGGCGCCGTCGCGGTGCTCGACCAGCTCTGCGACGCCGCCGCCGTACGCTGCGATGGCTGCGGACATTCTGTCTGCGCTGACTGCTGCGCCGAACGTGACCGGCTGCCCGGGGGAGCTGGACGTGCTCGCGTTCTTCCACACCTCGTCGCCGAGCAGAGGGCCTGTCACGCCGGGTACCCACTGGTTGAGCCACTGCTGCCGGAACGCCCGCTCCGCGCTCATGGCGCGGGCGGTGGTGAGCCGTTGGAGCCGGCGGGCGTCCCAGTGCGGCTGGCATCTGCGCCACATGTCCTGGTCGTCCAGGTCGAGGTCGGGGTCCGGGGGTGCTGACCATTCGATGAGCAGCACGTCCCGCGGGTCGTCCATCGTCGCGATAGCTGCTGCCCTGTTGGCGAGCATGAGGTCCGACTCGGCTGTGCCGGCGGTTGAGACGAGCCACGACTGCGGTGACTCCGCCTCGGCCAGCGTCGGCTCGATAGCCTCATCGAACACCCGCCGTGGCACGCGCCATGCCTCGTCTACGAGGGCCATTGACAGTGAGAACGCGACGCCGGCGCCGTCGGTGGCTGCCTGCACCATCCACCGTGACCCGTCGGCCAGCTCGATCTGCTGCTCGCCGTTCGCCCACCGCACTGATGTCTCGGGCAGGTCGTTTGCCCAGAACGCGGCGGGTCGCCACACTTCCTGAGCGGCGGTGAGCTTATGCGCGACGTGCAGTATCGCCTGCTCCTCGCCCCATCGCTGCGCCTGCCCGATCCGCCAGGCGCACAGCTCCCGCTCGATCCATGATTTGCCGATCTGCCGGGGTCCGGACACGATGACCATGCGCCAGACGAGCCGTCCGTCATCGTCGGTTTCGAGCGCCCGGTGGGCGACGAGCCGCTGCCACCACCGGTGCCCGGCTGAGCGTTTCGAGTGCAATGCCTGCGACTCTGCCCATTTCAGCAGTTCGGGGCCGAGCGTGCCGGTGGCCCTGGGGTGGGTGCCGGTCATGAGCCGGGGCCAGGTCGCGTTCTCCGGGGGGTCTTCCAGGCCCCACAGCTCGGCTACCATCGCCGGCTCGGCGGCAGTCCCGTCGAGTGCGGACGCGGGCGCGACGCCCGCTGGTTGCAGGCTGAATGCTCAGGCCACGCACCCTGGGCTGCTGTGCCGCCGTCGGCGACGTCGACTACGTGACCGAGTTCCCACCTGTCCCACGGCATGATCAGCTGCCCGCACCGCCGGCACGGCAGGGGCAGCGCGTTGCCGTAGCTGGTGCGCAGCTTCCGCCACGCCATGCTCTGCCGCTCGCCCATGCCAGTCCTCCCGGCTCGCGATTGTAATTACCCCGTTACGATCTGTAACGTCGCATGAGGACCGCTGACGCCAGGGCGCGTTCCTTTCCAGCAGGTCAGGGGATACTCACAGCCAATGACCAGACGGGCGCGTGAACGGCCGGGGAACCTGCGGGTTCTGCCCGGCGGCGGCGGCGGCGACCTTGAACGACCGTCGTGGCTGTCCGACGCTGCGTCGGCTGAGTGGGACCGGGTTGCGCCTGCGCTGCGCAAGCTCGGCATGGCCGAGCCGGCTGACGAGACAGCGCTGGCTGCCTACTGCGAGGCCGTCGCCCGGCTGCGCATCGCCTCGGACATCGTCATGCGCACCGGCCTGGTCGGCAGGGACAAGGACACCGGCGCGCTGAAACGCAACCCGGCTGTGGCGCTGGCGCGCGACGCGTCGTATGAGGTGCGCATGTGGGCGCGTGAGTTCGGGCTGACCCCCGCCGCGCGGCTGCTGCTGCGCCACGGCCACCTCGCCGGCGCTGCCCCTGACGACGTCCCCGACCCCGGCCGTCCCCGGCACTCCGCCACTGACAGCCCGTACGGGGGCAGGCGGTGACCGCTGTCGCGGTGATCGCCGTCATGGCCGTGCTGGCGCTTGCCGCCGGGTTCGCGACGTGGCTGCGCGGACGCGACGGGATGCTGTAATGCCGCCCCGCACGCCCAGGGCCAGGCCGCCCGCCCGCGTCGGATTCGGTCCCCGCGCCGGCCAGCTCGCCATGCGGCAGGGCACGCCGCTGTCCCGTCATCCCGCCGGCGTGGCGATGCGATCGGCGACAGACGGCCGGGACATGCTCATGAACACACCCGACGGCTGGGAGGTTGACCAGCCGTGGCTGTGGTGGGACGGCCCGGCGGGGGGCGACGGGACTGGGGGGCCGCTCGGAAACCCCCCGCCGGGCGCCGGGCTGCCGCTGAACCTGCCGGCTGCTGTCATGCGCTGCACCAGCCTGATCGCTGACACCATCGCCGGCCTGCCGTGGCAGGTGTTCCGCGACGACGGGCAGCAGCACCTCGAAGTGCCAGACTGGATTTTCGACCCGCAGGCCCGCCGCATCGACCTGCGAGTCTCAGGCGGCCCGTTCCCCGAATGGCGCAAGACCAAGATGGAGTTCCGCAGCTCGACCATCGTGTCGATGCTGTGGCAGGGCGAGGGCATGATCTATGTCCCCGTCCGCGACGCTGACGGCCACCCCGTGCCGCCGCTGTGGCAGATCAATCCCGACGACGTCGGCATCGATGACGGCCGCTGGGTGATCGGCGAAGGCGGCGACGGCTCCGACGACGGCGGCTACACGTTCCAGCCCGGCGAGCTGCTCGTCATCAGGGGCATGATGCGCGGCGCCGAGATCCGCGGCGTCGGCGTCCTGCAGGCCCACTGGGCTGAGCTGGGCCTCGCCGAGTCGATGCGCGACTTCGCCAGCAACATGCTGCGCGAGGGCATCCCGAACGGCTACCTCAAGGTCAACAGCCCGCAGCTCACCCGCGACAAGGCGCACGAGCTGCAGCGTGACTGGATGCGGCAGCACTCAGGGCCGCGTAAGAAAATCGCCGTGCTGAACGCGACCACCGACTTTCACGCCCTCGGCCTCGACCCCGCCGCGCTGCAACTGGCGCAGATGCGGGACTACAGCCTGCTGGACATTGCCCTGATGTTCGGCGTGCCGCCCTGGTTCCTCGGCATCCGCACCGACTCCAACACGTATGCGAACATCACCTCGCGGATGATCGAGCTGGCCCAGTTCACGCTGCTGCCGTGGTGCCGGCGCATCGAGGCGGCGCACGACGCCGAGTTCCCCCGGGGCACTGAAATGCGCATCAACCTGGACGGGCTGCGCCGCGCTGACACGCTGACCCGCTACCAGGCACATGAGATCGCGCTGCGGGCCGGGTTCATGACCGTGCCGGAGGTCCGCGAGCTAGAGAACCTGCCGCCGCTGTCAGCCGAGACAACAGCCGCTTCCCAGACAGCGGCGGCAGCCAGCATGCCGGTCCCCGCGCTGCGGGCGCTGGAAGGAGGCCAGGTCTGATGACCGGACTAGATCAGGAACAGGCAGTTTTCCCGCTAGAGGTCCGCTCGGTGGACGAGCCGCAGCGTGTCGCCACGATGGTTGTCTGCCGCTACGGCGAGACGTCGCACCGCACGCCGAAGCCTGAGCGTTTCGTCGCCGGCGCGTTCACCCGCTCCGTGACCACGAGGGGCGACAAGATCGCGTTCACCACGAGGCACACCGCCGGCACCGGGATGATCGAGCAGGGCACCAACGTCGCCCGCCCCGTCTCGTGGGACACGTCCGACCCTGTCGAGCTGCGCGCCGTGCTCAAGTTCTACGACACGCCCGAAGGCTGGGAGCAGTTCACCCGCGCCCGGGGCGGTGAGATCGACGGCGCGTCAGTCGGGTTCAAGGCCCTTGAGGAACGCACCGGAGACGACGGCGCGCGGGAGATCACCGAGGCTGCGCTGCATCACGTCGCCGTGTTCTCCCGCGCTGACGTCACCCCTGCCTACGACGCGCCCCGCCTGGTCGAGGTCCGCACCGCTGACATTGACCGGCTGCTCGCCGTCACCTACGACCTCGGCGTCGCTGATCGTTACGTTTCGGCTGACGAGCTGCGGCGTATGATCCATGCAGACGGCGGGTGAGCCCAGCACTGAACCATCCGCCCCCGGGGTGTGCCCAGCACTGAACCACCCCGGCGCGTGGCCGTCGAGCCCAGCACTGAACCGGCGGCAGGAATCAGACCTGCAACCAGCCGGAGCGTGCCGTGGAAACGAACGTGTACCTCAAGGCGAAGCTAGAGGAACGCACCTCGCTCGCCGCCGTGGTCGACAACCTGCAGAAAGGCGCCGCTGAGAAGCAGCGCGACCTGACCGACGCTGAGCGTCAGACCGTCGATGATCACGTCAAGCGGATGAAGTTCCTGGACGAGGAAGTCGCCCGCCTCGTTGACGTGATGGAAGGCAACGCCAAGTTCCAGAAGATCTACGGCGTCGCCCACGAGGCTGAGGAGTCAGTCTCAGCAGCCCGCAAGCGGGACAAGGAACGCCGCGACGCTGAGAACGCAGCCCGCACCGAGGAGCGCATAGCCTCATGGGGCACTCGGTTCCTCAACTCCGAGGCGTTCAAGTCCTACGACGGTCATGGCAGCTCACGCGGGTTCATGATCGAGGGCGGGTTCCTCGGCCGCGCCGGCCTCGAGGAACGGGCCGCGATCATGTCCGACTCGTTCAGCGACATGAACCTGCCCAACCCGATGCTGTGGTCCGGGCCGACCGAGCCGCCTATGCGCACCCCGCTGTTCGACGTGATCGGCACCGTGCCGACCAACGCCGGCAGCGTGGAGTATTTCTACTGGAAGCTGAACGACCCGAGCCTGATGGCGTCGCTCGTGCCCGAGGGTGAGCAGAAGCCCGAGGCCGAGCTCGAAGGCGAACTCAAGAGCCTGCCCATCCACACCTACGCCTGGTGGAAGTCCGTCACCCGGCAGGCCCTCGATGACCTGCCGATGATCCGGGGCCTGATCGACACCCAGCTCCGCCGGGGCATCATCCGCCGGCTCAACACCGAGGCCGGCACCGCGCTGACGTCCAACACCGACATCGCGTCAGCTCCCGGCGGCGGCGGCCTCGTCGCCGAGATGCGCAACGCCATCGCCGTCATCGATGACAACGGATTCTCCGCGAACGCGGTGCTTCTCAACCCGATGGACTGGGCAGACCTCGACAACGGCCTGTTCCCTATCCTGCAGCGCGACACGTCCCCGCCGCGCGGCCCGCAGCAGAACACCAACTTCTGGAACCTGCGCCCGGTCGCGGTGTCGGCGATCCCGCAGGGCACCGCCTACGTCGGCGACTTCGCCGAGGGCATGACGTTCTTCGACCGTCAGCAGACCCAGCTATTCCTGACTGACAGCCACGCGGATTTCTTCATCCGCAACCAGCTCGTCCTGCTCGCTGAGGCGCGGGGCCTGGTCGCGGTGACCAACGCGGCAGCCATCGTCAAGTGCGGCGGCAACGGCGCCGGGGCATCGCCGGGCAGCGCCGGCATCGAGCCGGCCAGCGCCACCACCCGGGCACCACGGCAGAGGCCGGCTGAGCAGTAGTGCGGCGGCCTGACGTCCTCGTGCCACGCCCCGGCCTCGATGAGGTCCGGGCGTGGCTGGACGTCGCCGAGATCGACCTGTCCGATGACCAGCTCGCCCTCATCTACGCCACCGAGGCCAGCCTGCAAGCTGACTTCTGCCGGTGGTGGGGCAGGCGCGGCCCGTGGCCGGACACCAACCGGGACCCCGACGACCTCGTCCGGGCAGGCGGCATGATCCCGGCGATGCTCGCCCAGGCGTTCCTCTACCGGTGCGCCCGTAACGCGGCATCACGTGGTCTGCCGCTCGGCACCCTGCCGGTCCCGATGACCGGCGCGGGCGGCGAGTACGGCGCTGCCCTGCTCCCTCGCCTCCACCCGGAAATCGAGCGCCTGGAAGCGCCCTACCGGGTAATCGCGGTGGCCTGACATGGCATCAGCCGAGTTTCATGTCACCGACCCGGACGCGCCCCGCCGCGCCGCAGCCCCGGGCATTCACCAGCGGGCCGGGTGGCTCGCCGCCGAGGCAGCAGACAACACCCCGGTGCGCACCGGCCGGCTCCGCAACGGGTGGCGGTCACAGCGCGACGGGCATGACGGCCGGGTGTCCAACGACGTCGAGTACGCCCGGTTCGTTGAGTACGGCACCCGCCGGCAGCGGCCGGCTGCGATGCTCGGCCGCGCGGTCGCCCGGGCCAGGAGCCACCAGCGATGAGCAGACCGCCGGGCTACGTCGAGCTCCCGCCGGGCGCTGACCCGGCGCTGAGCTACGAGCGCCCCGACATCGAGCTGCACGCCCTGCGGGCAGTCAAGCCGCTCGGCGGCGTCATCACGTGGTGCTACACAGCCGGGGAGGGCGACCCGCCCGGCTGGATCTTCACCGCCAACATCCAGGTCGACGTCCGCGCGAACAACCGCGTGAACGCTGAACGGCGGGCCGACGCGGTCCGCCGTGCCATCTGCGCCCTGCCCGCCCGCTACTGGGACGAGGGCGTAGTCAACCGGGTCGACGTGGTCGACGGGCCGTTCTGGCAGCCCGACGAGAATAACGCGCCCCGGTACGTAGCCCGGTTCGCCATCGTGTTCCACCCGAGGGCGCAGGCACTCGCCGGGCCCTCATGGCCATGATCCGTCCGGCATAGCACAACAGGGGGAAGCACATGACCACGCCAGTAGGCGCACTCAACCCGGCGGAAGTGCAGGTAGGCACTGCCAACGGCCCCGGCATCTACATCGCCCCGCCGGGCACACCCGGCCCGGCTACCGTCTCCGCTGCCTATGCGGCCCCGTGGCGGGTACTCGGCTACCTGTCGGACGACGGCCCCACCATCGGCCAGTCTACCGACACCGAGGACATCACCCCGTGGCAGTCCATCGTCCCCATCCGGACGATCATCACCGGCCGCCAGGTCACCATCCAGTTCACCCTGTGGCAGCTCAACCCCGACACCCTGGCGCTGTACTTCGGCACGCCGACGCCAGAGGAAACCGACGGCAACCTCGACATGCAGGTCCGCACCGACCAGCCGCAGCGTCTCTATGCCGTCAGCATCGACAGCGCTGACGCTGACCGGGTTCTGCGGATCACGTTCCCGAGGGCGTCGCTGTCCGACGCGGGTGACATGCAGATCCAGCGCGGCGCGGCGATCCCGCTGGACTGCACCCTGTCAGCACTGGACTACGGCGGAGTCCTCGCTGACGTCAAGCTCGGCCGCAACCCGGCGTTCGCGCCGGCTGACATGGGCCTGCTGACCACCGGCACCAACGGTCACGGCCCCAACCCGGGCAACGGCGGCATCCAGCCGGTCCCGGCAGTCGGCAACGGCGGCGGCGGCAGGCGCGGCCACGAGACCGGGTCGTGAACACCAGGGCAAACGGGAACGGGCAAGGAGGACCGCCACGCCTCGCACCAGAGCCGTGGTCTCTCGACGACGCCATCGCCGCCGCGATAGCCGAAGCAGACGAGACCCCTTTCACGTTCACCTACAACGGCAAGACTTACGAGCTGCCGCCCATCAAGCGGCTGCCCGTCAAGGTGCAGGACTCGCTGTCCCAGGGCCGCACTGACCTGGCGCTCATCGCCATGCTCGGCGCTGACGTTTACGACGAGCTGACCGAGAAGATGACCATCGGCGACCTTGAGGTGCTGTTCAACGAATGGGCGCGGGTCAACGGGGTTGAGAGCCAGGGAAACTCCTCACGGTCGCAGCGGCGCGCTTCCAGCCGGACGTAGAAGCGGCCATGCTCGCCGCCTACGGGGTCGACGTCCTCGACCCGGAGGTGTCGCTGCGGCGCATACACGTGCTCCTGCAGCGACTGCCCCCGCATGCCCGGCGGGGCGGCGAGCAGTGGTCGACCGAGTCGGAGCTGCTCGCCGGGCTCATCGACCACGTCGCGCAGCTCACCTGGGTGACGCTGCGGGCCAACGGCGCCAAAGGCGCCAGGCGTCCCCAGCCGGTGCCGCGTCCCGGCGACCGCAAGCGCAGGCCGCCGGCAGCCGTGCAGGGCGACAGCCTGGCCAGCCGGCCGGCGAAGTCAGCTAACTGGTTCGCCGCCGTCAAGCAGCTCGCCGCAGTGCCCGGCGTGGTGGTGACCGACGATGGCTAGCTACAGCTACGGCGGCCTGGTCATCAACGTCACCGCCAACACCCGGCAGATGGAATCGGAGATCCGCCGGGGCGCCACCGCCGCCGGCTCCGACGCGGCCCGGTCCATCAGCAACAGCATGCAGAGCGGCCTGCACGCCATCGGCGGGCTCGCCGCTGACGTCGGCCGGGGAGTAGCCACCGGCCTCGGCCTCGCCACCGTCGCCGCCACCGCGTTCGGTGTCGAGTCATACAAGACCGCCGCCCGGGCCGGCGAGATGGACGCCACCCTCCGCGCGCTGGCGAACGCGAACGACCTGAACTACGACACGATGAAAGGCGCCGTCAAGGAGGTACGCGGCTACGGCATTGAAACCGGGGTGGCGCAGAACCTCGTCGCCCAGTTCTCCCGCAACCAGCTCGACCTCGGAAAGTCCACCGACCTGGCACGCGTCGCCCAGGACGCCGCCGTCATCTCAGGCGAGAACAGCTCCGACACCCTCGACCGGCTCATTCACGGCATCACAACGCAGAACAGCCTCGTCCTGCGCAACGCCGGAATCAACGTCAACGCCGGCCAGGCGATGGACGAGTACGCCAAGTCGATGGGCAAGTCCCGCAACGAGCTGACCGAGGCTGAACGGGCACAGGCCGTCCTGAACGCCGTCATCGAGGCCGGCATACCCATCGCCGGGGCGTACGAGGCGGCGATGCAGGAACCCGGCAAGGTGCTGCGCTCCTACCCGCGCATCATCGATGACATCAAGATCAGCGTCGGCGAGCTGCTGCTCGAAGCGTTCGGCCCGATCATCCTCAAGGGCTACGAGCTGATCAAGGTGTTCTCCAAGTCCATCGAGGAAGGCGGCCGGCTCCGCCCGATCCTCGACGCCATCGGCAACGTCGCCATGCGGATCGCCGAGCCCATCGGCCGGGTAGTCGACCGCATGACCGAATGGATACAGAACATCCCGCCCGAGAAAATCCAGCGGATCGCCGACGTGATCGAGCAGTTCGGCCCGCTGTTCCTCATCGCCGCCGGCGGCGCCGCCGTGTTCACCGCAGGCTCCCTGCAGGGCCTGCCAGTAGTCGGCCAGCTCATCGGCAACCTGCAGGGACCATTCAAGGCAGTCGCCGGCGAGGCGATGAACTTCGGCAAGGCCGCCCTGTCGATGCTGCCCGGCCTCGGCGGCATGAAGGACAGCGTCGGCGGCCTCGCCGGCGCCTTCGGCAACCTCGCCGGACCCATCGGCATCGCCGTCGCCGCGTTCGGCATTCTCATGGCCGTCTCACCCGAGTTCCGCGCCGCGATCATGGACCTCGTCGGCACCCTCGTCAACGCGCTGCGCCCCGCGTTCGACTCGATCATGTCCGCCATCGGCGGGCTCATGCCCGTCATCAGCCGGCTAGTCGAGGTGATCGGCTCCGGGCTGGGTGACGTCATCCGCGCCCTCACCCCGGCGCTGGAGCTGCTCGCCGGCATCGTCGGCGAGCTGCTGTCAGAAGCCGTCGGCTTCCTGGTCGAGATCCTCGTCCGGCTGGCGTCCGTCCTGGCTGACCAGCTGTCGCAGATCCTCCCGGTGATCGCTGACATCATCGGCCAGCTCGCGATGGCGTTCATGCAGGTGTTCCAGGCAGTGCTGCCGCTCGTGCCGCTCCTGCTCGACCTGGCGATGGACGTGTTCCGGGCGCTGCTGCCGATCCTGCCCGCAGTCGGCGAGGCCATCAAGGTCATCGCCCAGGCGTTCGCGCAGATGCTGCCGTCGATCACCGGCCTGATACCGCCGCTCATGCAGCTCGTCACCGGCGTGTTCGACGCCCTCAAGCCGATCCTGCCCGTCATCGCCGACGCCATCGGCGAGCTGGTCAAGGCGTTCGTCGCCATGCTGCCGTCCGTCACCTCGCTGATCCCGCCGCTGGCGCAGATCGTGTCCCGCGTGTTCGAGGCGCTGCGGCCGCTGCTGCCGTCAATCGTGCAGCTCCTCGTCACCCTGGTCGAGGCGTTCGTCCTGCTGCTCCCGCCGGTGATCCAGATACTCCCGCCGCTGCTCAAGCTCGTCATGATCATCCTGCCGCCGCTGGCGAAGCTGCTCGAACTCGCCGCCCGGGCGGCGGGCGTCATACTCGTCGCAGCGGTCAGGGCACTGACCGTCGTCCTCACCCCGATCATCAACTTCCTCGGCCTGCTCGCCCGCGCCATCGCCACCGTCGTCCGGTGGATCTTCGGCGGCAGCCCCGGCCTCATCCCCGCGTTCGAGGGAGCAGCCAACGCCGCCGGCGCGATGTGGCGGGGCATACAGCGGGCCTGGGAGATCATCAGCGGCGCCATCGCCGGCGCGGTGCAGGCATGCGTCCGCTGGGTCACTGACCTCGCCGGCAAACTGTGGGACGCCGCGAGCGGCGCCGCCCGGTCACTGTGGAACGGGTTCCTGCGCGGGCTCGGCAACGCCTGGGACTGGATCTGGCGCAACGTTGTCGAGCCGACCATCAACAGCTACCGGCAGCTCGGCGGCAAGATCTTCGACGCGGCGGCCGGCGCAGCGCGCGCGATCTGGGACGGGTTCACCCGCGGCCTCGGCAACGCGTGGAACTGGGTCCACTCCAACGTGATCGAGCCGGTGCTGAACGCCTTCCGCGAGCTGCCCGGCAAGCTACTCGACCTCGGCAAGCAGGCAGTCGAGGGATTCATCAACGGGTTCAAGGACATCGGCGGCAAGGTCAAGGACGCCGTCGGCGGCGCCGTCGACGGCATCAAGGGGTTCCTCGGCATCGGGTCGCCCTCCCGCCTGTTCATGGAAATCGGGCAGGACGTCGTCGCGGGATTCGTCGCCGGCCTGGACTCCCGCACCAGCGAGGTCGAGTCCGCGTTCGAGGCCCTCATCGCAGCAGCGCAGGGCGGCGGCACGCAGACCGACTGGGCGTTCCGCCACGGCACCGACACCGCTGAGGGCATCAGCCTGCCCGGCCTGGGATTCGACCTGCCGACCCAGTCGATGGCTGACGAGGTCGAGGCGGCGATGGCCCGCATGAACGAGGCCGTCGCCGCCGGCGCAGCGCAGATGGCCGAGACCGTCGCCGCGTCGATGCTCGCCGTGCTGCTCGCAGTGCAGAGCGGCTGGGAGCAGATCATCGCCCACGTCGTCCAGGTGCTGGAGCAGCTCGTCGCAGCGGTGCAGGCCGCGTGGCAGCAGGTCACCGCCGTCATCGTCGCATCGATGGAAGCGATGACCGCCGCCGTCACGGCGGGCTGGGCGCAGATCATCGCCGCCAGCCAGGCCGCGTGCGACGCGCTGTGGCTGGTGCTGTCCGGGTCGTTCGACGGGTGGCTGGCCTACACCCGCGACCTGTGGGCCAACGTCGCCGGGGTGATCGCGCAGGCGTGGGACGCCGCCGTCGCCGCGACGGTTGCCGGGCTGGCCGCGCTGTGGGCGGTGCTCAACGGGTCGTTCGAGGGCTGGCTGGCCTACACCCGGGCGGTGTGGGCTGACCTGGCCGGGGCGATCAACAGCTCGTGGGACGCCGCCGTCGCCGGCACCCGCAACGCGCTGGAGTCCATCTGGCAGGTACTCAACGCCCAGTTCGAGGGGTGGCTGCGGTACACCCGGG